CAAAAACGTCTAGTTGCGCGATACTCATTCTTGCCGCCTATCATAGGAATGGATCCTATTTCAAAAGGTGAAGTGTGTGGTATGCCAGTGAAGAGCGTGATGAAACGTCATCCAAAAAATTTTGCTAACTTCATGGAATCTTCAGGAACGGTAGTGGACTTGGGTGTTGTCGAGGGTTCGCACACGTTGAGAAACCCTATCATTGTGAGTCCGCTCAATGAAATTGCAGAAGCGATCAAACCTGCGGATATGGAAATTTTTGAGCCAGCAGTCATGTCAAAACGCGCTTTCGGAAATAAAGCACGAGCAATGGATGTTCCTAACCCTCTTATGGATATGGACGTGTGCAACCAATGTGTCAAAGAGTACACGGAACGCATCACGCGATTGGTTCCTAGTGGCACACACAGTCCTCTTACAGTACGTGAAGATATTGAGAAGCTGATAGATTGGAGCACGTCAGCAGGACTCGGTTTTGACAAAGCAAAATGGAAGGTTGCACAAGCAGAAGGATGTGACCGTACCATTCCAGACAAGTATTGGGATCAATCCATGGTTAAGATAGAGCGGTTGAAGAATGGAGAGACGATGGATGCTGTGTTTTCCGCTTCATTGAAAGTGGAACTGCGAAAGGTTGGAAAAGACGCTCGAGTGTTCATGCCATCAAACTTCGTTGACTTGATTTGCCTATACCACATGTATGCAAAGATTCTTCAAGTGGTGAAGGAGAGTCCGTTCGCATTTTGTCTCGCTATTGGGCTAGATCTTCAAGGCCCTGATGGAGATAACCTGTATGAACATTTGAACCAGTTCGACAACTACAACATGAAGTCTGCACGCACACATGCTACGGATTACAAAGGATGGGATGAGACATTGGTATATCAAGTGAAACTCATGGTAATGGAAGTTATAAATCAAGTGATTGATCATTGCTTTGACGTTGATGATGAGACACTCAACATGTATCAAACTGCGAAAGGCGATCTGTCACAATTCAAAGCTGTGATACGTGAATCACTCTTGTCGATCATCATGGGTTTGCCGTCAGGCTTCTTGCTTACATCATTGCTTGGCGGGATGTCAAATGTACTTCTCAAGATGTACTGTTACTACATGAGCGCGCAGCGTGAAATGGATTCATTTTTCCGCAATGTCGCAGTAATTTGTATGGGTGACGACAGCCTGAGTCAAATCCGTGACGGCATTGATTTTCCTGCGACACAATGCAGTGCAGTTCTGGCCAAATTGGGAATGACGCTCACAGGGTCAGATAAGCGCGCTGTGACACCATATGTTTATCCAGACAAAGGAGATTTCTTGAATCGACTGCCCGTGTTCTTGATGTTGTTAATGAGAGTAGTGTGGGCTGTATCACCAACGTCGATATGCAAAGCGCTCCAAGCCGTTGAGCCATCGAAAACTGTGAGCCTAGATGATCAGCTCTACTCGACAATCCAATCAATTCTAGTATTGTCTTGGGCTCATGGGGAGAAAGTACATGAACACATTCGTGAACGTTTCAGGAAGTGGTTACTCGGCCGCAATATTGAACCGCCACAGATAGTCAAAAACACGTGGAAAGAGACTCTGTCATGTGAGACACCAGGATGGCGCAAAGAAAATCCTGGCATTCCAACCAGCACACCTTGGAAATGGTATCCTGGTGAGGACTTCTTTGCAAGAATGTACAGAACAATTTTCGAAGAAGCAGAGATTCTCAGCACAAATGAAGACATCGAGCGGCTCATGAGCGACGGTGGAACAACTGCCATGTTTTCACGGTCAGATGATACAGGCATGAGCAACTTCAATGAACGGATGATCTTGTTGAAGTCATACTCGATAAATGACGGAGACAACTTCAACGTGGTACTAAATCCGTTGTTGGAGTACCTTTCACATCCCATGATCAAAGAACGGATAAAACCAAACAGGGATGTTGCAGGCGATATGCTTATTCGGATTTCTTCCACATCGCCCAAAACGAGTTATGGGGGACTATACGTGTGTTATCACCCTATGGCACCATTAGAAGTCAGACCATACAGTCGACACAATTTGCACACAGACATGTTGCTGCCAGGTTCTGTCATTCCACTTGGAAAAGGTGAATACTCAGTGGAAATGACCTGCACAATGGTATTTCCGAAGGCGAGCTACAATGGAGCCACTGGCGATTTTGAACGCGCAGGACATTTGAAGATTAGCACAATGAGCCCAATGGACTCTGTTTTTCCAAAGAACAATCCGGCGGAATTGCGAGTTTATGGATCATGTCCCAACATGAGGTGTTCTCAAAACACTCTTTGGGAAGAAGGTGACGAAGGTGATGAAGGTGTCAAAATGTCCGATGTCACCGAGCGCATAAGTTCCACGGCAGCAGCGATTGGGGCAATGTCGCCATTTCCCGCTTTGGCAACTCTAATGGGAATCACCGCTGGAGCTGCAGATAAAGCGGGTTCGGCATTGCGCCTAGTTGGATTCTCACGTCCAAGACAGATGGGAGGGATACCAAGAAATGGTTTCTTGCATCACTTGGGAAATCTAGCTTCAACTGACGCC